TTTGAAGACTGTGCCTTTCGGAGACGACAATGTCAACTCCGTAAACGACAAGATGACCGAACTCTTCGATCAGGTCATCTTGGCGAAGAAACTCAAAGACATCTTCGGGTTGACGTACACAGATGACGTCAAGGACGGGGAGCTATCGAGTTTCAAAGATATTGAGAAGTGCACCTTTTTGCAGAGGGGCATTATCAAGGACCCAACTGCTCCTGGTGGTTGGAGGGCCCCCCTTGGGGAGGACAGCTATCTCTGGACACCATATTGGTACAGGTCCAACAAGTCCTGCATTGATGACATGATGAGCAATGTCAAGTCTATGCAAGGAGAGATGGCGCAACATCCCCAGGAGGTATGGGACAAGCGCATGAATCAGCTTGTCCCTTGGCTGAAGGAAAATGGGCTCTTGTCGAAGTTGCCTTTCACCACACGAGAGGCAGCCTTGCAATGGCGCATGATCCACACTGATTCATGGGTGTAGGATATATACGGGATCGCATCGTAAAAACGTTGAACGGCGTTGCGGTCTAGACGGATAAACCAAAGTGGTCGAAGGACTTACTACTCAGAGCTTTTCAGAGAGATTCAACACCTGGCTGGAATTAGGTATTTCCAGTCTTGTACATAGTACCTGCTACAATAACAAAAGAAACAAAATGCGATACTATCGAAGGGGTGAGCAACCCCATGGAAACGGAGAAAACCGGAACTTTAGTTGAGGCTGGTATGGCTCCAGTATGTACAGAGATTCCCTACATGGTGCCATCATCATTTGTATCGCCTTCACAGGTGTCTCAAGATTTGAGGGATTATTTCATGAGACCTAGGATGATTCGTACGGGCACTTTGCCCAACGTTAGAGGACTGATCGCAGCAGATGACATTTCTGCGACTGCTCTAGCAGGCTGGTACCCAGATTTTCTCGTTAGGCTTTCCGGTGCTTATGCAATAAGGTTTTCAGCATGCTTCACAGTGAGAGTGGCCACGACGCCTTTTAACCAGGGGATTCTTTGCTCCACTTTTCAATATGCATCACGTCAAAGTGCTGTGTACAATTACAGTAGGGGATCAAATAGTTTTTCATCAGATCAACCCCCCCATGTCAGCATCAATTTTGAGGAGTCGAATGAGTGCACCTTAAAGGTACCATTTTTATCGACTCTTGAATATTTACCTCTGAGAGGAACCTTTCCAGGGGCGTTTGACTATGGCACGTGGACATTGAATAATTTGGTTCCTGCCCCCACATTGCCCAGCTCCCCAAATCCTACTTATAAAGTTTATCTTCATCTGGAGGATTTAGAGCTGATTGGTGTAACCTCTTTGATTGACAATACAGCACTGTTAAATAGCGGCTTTCAGACGAAAGATGCTGTCAAAGTTGTGCGAAAAGTTGCAAAGGGGGTTGCAGTGGCAGACAAAGAGTTGAGGAAGTCGAAAGTAATTTCCTCGACTTTGGGGACAGTAGGGAAGACATTGTCTTTTGTAAGCAAGATTCCTGTTGTAGGCTCCTTTGCCGGAACACCAGCATGGTTAGCCAACACTTTGGCCAAAACCGCATCCGCGTTTGGTTATGCTGCGCCCGCAGTTGAAGAGTCGTATCAGATTAAATTAGATAAACAGACTCTAGATCCCATTCACATCGATGTCCCTATACCGGCAGCGAAATTAAGTAATTTTCAATCAAATAAATTAGAAATTTCTGAGGCGATGGGTGCATCGACAGAGGATCAAATGTCATTTCAGTACGTCCTTAGTAAGCCTTCCCAAATATATGTTGGGTCGGTCACAACCGCTAACACTGCCAACACAGTTGTGTATGGTACTAAGGTTTCTCCTATGAGTTTTTGGTTTCGGTCCACAGGCAATGGCAACATACCCATGCCTTTTTCATCCACGCTTACAACCAATTGCTTATATCCGAGCAATATAATGAATTTAGCGGACCATTTTAGGTATTGGCGAGGTGGGCTTACTTTCCACATAGAGTTTTCCAAGACTCAATTTCACTCGGGTCACTTGCTTGTGACATATATTCCATTTGGAGAGACTGGATCTGTGAATGTAATAAATAATACTATACGAATACCGGAGACGACAGGAGGATTGACGCAGCCAAATCAATTTTCCATGCTTTTAGATCTTAGGTCGGGGTCACAGTTCGACTTTCACGTACCTTTCATATTTGATACGCCATATGCAAGTGTGAACGACTCGACTGGCTCCTTTTCAATGTTGGTAGTGAACCCTGTTCTGGCAACATCTACAGAGGTCTCTACAAGTGTGGATTTTATAGTCCGTGTATCAGCTCGAGATGACTTCGAGTTTGCGGCACCTGTTCCTCCGAGCTTTTGCACCGTGACTACCAACATAGGCGAGGCATTTCTTCAGAGTGGATATGGCGTGCTTGACAATGAGCAGGCGTATGGTGATTTTGGAGGCGATACCACCGTTGAGCCGAGTGCAAACATCATTGGCGAAAAATTCAACAGTTTGAAGCAACTGGCTATGATTCCAGCGTGGTTCAATACCGTGGTTGGTAACTTATCCATAGTCGAGCTCGCGGTTCCGCAATGGACTTATCGCCCAGCGTTTCCTCTGGCAATACCGATGCCTGTTGGTTCGACAGCACCTTTGGCATGTACGCATGCTGGAAAGGTTGGATCTATGTTCAGTTTTTCCAATGGATCGACAAGGTTTTCGGTGCAACCACAGGGTAACTTAGAAAATTTTAACACTGTGGTGTATTATAAAGCCAATCCCTCTAACACCGCATCCGCTTCATACTCTGGTTTTGCGAATGCGAGGAACAAAAGGCAATTCACTAACACCTCCACAATTTTGTCCTCGACACGCACGTCTACCATAGACGTACCTTTGTTTTCGAGAGTGCAGAGACTGGACCACGATCATTATCATGGTTTGGCATCTGTAAGAAATTATGCAGGTGTACCAGTGACTAGTCTAGTCCACCAGCAATTTCAGTGCCAATCCGTTCCTTTCTTGTCTCTCAGGAATACATCGGGTGCAGTGCGCGATGTGCATGTCGCTTATTCGGCAGGAGAGGATGCCACAGCGGTTGCTTTCATCGGTCCAGCACCGGTGATCTTGTTCAACTCGGCAGCGACGGTGTCCCCCAACTCATCGAGCATGTTTGTCGAGGGATTGTAAAGAGGTGCAACTAAATAAGTCGTGGCCGGACAAATAACGGCTCCTACCACTAGGTGAGTGGCATCTAGTTGGGATGTAAAAACCAACGCCTTTTGATAAGAGGTTTTAATATTATCCCTTATGCAGGTAAGCATCGTCATGCCAGGACGTCACAGTGGCCCCCCTCGGCAAAGGGTTATAGTTTTTGTCCCCTGTACAGGTAAGTGCCGTCATGGCGAGACGTAACCAGTAGCCCCCACCCATCGGGATATAGCAGATGGCGTCAAGAGTAGTCGTACGAGAACGACTCTACCTAGCATTTCACATAGTGCAAGGTGAATTGTCTATTAAACCTAGACAGGACTAGCTAATGTTGCAGTTCAA